CCTTGTGATCCGTATACACAACGAGGATCTGAAAATCCAAAGCTGTATCTCTCACGTGCTTTGTATCTCATGTTTCCTGTGTCAAAGTCCCCTTCCATACCAGTGGTTAGAGGTGCTCTTACAAAGTGTTTGAATCCATTAGTAGCATCAGTTTTGATGAAGTATGCATCAGTATCAGATAGATAGTGGTTAATTGTATAACCTTCTGGTAGCATACCCATGTTTCTGAGTGCATTGATATCATTGTCAGATGTACCGACTCTGAGGGTAGAATTTAATATTCTATCAGCTACAAATTGAATGTTTACTGGGATAATTAATTTTCTTCCCTGCATTGCAATTTTTAGTCCTCTTTCATCGATAAAGCCTGCAATATCAATCATTGCTTGCTCTAATGAGGTTTCGTTCAAGTCAGCATCAGTTGAACTTCTGTTTGAGAAAGTTCCACCTAAAGCAGTTGGGTGTGCTGTGTTTACTAAAGAAACACCATCACCACCAGCAGTTGAGAACGCATTGTTTAATATGTTCGCTGCTTTTACTTGCTTTGTGTACGCCATTGAACGCGCCAATGATCTTGTGTATCTAGCAGATAAAGTGTCGTAAAGGTTGTCTTCGACTGCTTCCTCAGTCAAACTGAATGCTAATGCAACAGTTTCGTGAGAATATCTAGCTGTAAAAGATTCTTGTGCAGTATCAAACTGTACAGCTGAACCTTCTTGTTTTACAGCAGCTTCGCCAAATCCAACTAACATTACTTCTTCTTCAAAAGCTCTGTCACTTGTTTCATTGTCAAATATTTCTGCATGCTCGTTCTCATAACGAGAATACTCCATTCCGAACAAGGCGTTTAGGCCTGGTTCTAGTTCTTTCGCCAGTTGGGCTCTATTAATAGCCATATTACTCTCCTATACGCCTTACGAAGTACCAGCCGTACCAGTGCCACCGTTGAGTTCGTGATTGTTTATTTTTACAACGAAGATTGAGTTGTTCGCAGTTGCGTCGTTACTCGGAGTGTCATAAAAATCAATCAACTTCACTTGGTGAGTAGCTGTGGTATTTTTTGTACTCGAATCAATTTCAACGCCTGATATACCCGTAGTGGTGCTACCAGCGCCGAAAACTAGATTACAGTTTTCGTTTAAATTTGCAGCTACTAGATTTGTTGCGTCTGAATCTTGCTGACAGATAAATAACTGATGAGGATCATCAGCTACAAATGCTATCGCATCAGATGCAGCCGTTCCATTAGGGAACGTATTATTAAATCTAGGCTTTGATGTACTTGGGT